CATCGCCGCCTCCCCCGGTTCCGCTTCCCGCGCCGCCACCGTGGTTGCTCCCGCCGCCGCCTCCTGACGGCCCGCCGCCGCCGGAACCACCACCTCCACCCCCGCCGTAAACAAACCTGTAACCTGCCAGGTCCGAAGCGTGAAAAAGAGAAAGGACGTATTCGCTGACGGAAGCAGGGTCGCAATGTCCGGTTTGTTCGAAGTTCTTGCGGCGTCACCCGACGAGGAGAAGATCGCCCAGCAGCAAGCCCAGGACAGGCTGGCGGCAGCCGTCTACGACGTGCGCGAGGCCTACGGCGACTTCCTGTTCCGAGCGGCCTCGATCTACGAGTTCCGCACACGGGTGGCGCTGATCAAAGGCTCGGCCGACCAGGAGATCTACAAGATCGTCGACCGCCATCTGCGGCCGGTGACCGGCGTCATGCGCCACATCATTGGCCGCGACGGCGTCTTGGAGAAGGAATTCCGGTCCCGGCAGTCTGCGGAATACACCGAGCATGGTCCGAAGGTGCACGAGGTCCGCACCGAGGATCCCAGTGGCCGGGAGTGGAGTGGCTTCTTCGAGAGTCCCGAGCGGGCCCGGCAGTGGGCCGAGAGGCGAGAGGAAGGTGGTCCCTACGACCCGATCCCGCCCGGTGGGATCGAGAACATCGCCTTCCAGAAAGGCGCCCCGTTCGCGGGCTACAAGGACTTCGCCGCCTGTGTGGCCGCCAACCAGGACAAAGACAATCCGCAGGCCTATTGCGGCAAGATTAAACACCAGGTGGAAGGTGCGCATGATCATGAGCAGCTGACCGCCGCCGGATATGACTCCACTCAGGACGTCACCAACCCCCGGCGTTACCGCTGGAAGCCGGTGGAGGGTGCTCAGTATCTCGGCTGGCACGCGATCGAGGCCGATGGTACCGAGGGAGCCGTGGATACCGAGGAGACCTTCCGGCCTTCCAGCGGTCCGCTGATTCCTGAGGGTGACTGGCCCGGCTTCCAGGACAGCGTTACCCAGCCCGCCGAGTCCAAGATGGAGGACCACGTCTTCGTGCCCGGTGAGCACGACAAGAGCTACGGCGACACCAGCGGCGCCGACTTCGCTCCCAAGTCTTCACGGCGGCGCCAGGCCACTGAAGAATTTCAGCCGGTGCAGCCCACGGGACCGCCGGTCATCAACGCCACCGACCCGGGTCAACCGCTATACGCCCCACCGGGTGCCCGAGGATTCGACGAGAGCGGCAAGGTCATCTCGCGGCGCCGTTCGGCCTGGGACGAGGACTACGGGCCGGAGGGCCCCTACACCGACATGTCGGGCCGGGAGTCACCCGCGTTCGAGTCTCCACGAAAGCCCACCGAGGAAACCCATCCCGGGTGGAAGCGCGACGAGTGGGGCCGGATGGTCCAGCCGGAAGGCGGTACCGACCCCTACGCACGCCGCCAGGAGCCGGGTGGGACGTACTCCCCGCTGGGCTCCACCCTGGTGCTGCGCTATTTGGGCTTCTGCTATCGCAACAGCCTGCCGCCTACGCTGGCCAGGCTGGAACGCCACGGTAAGCAACTGTCCCCAAGTGATTACCTCAAGATCGCGGACGCGCTCTCCAAGCTGGCCGCGCTTCCCCCCGAGGACAAGAACCGAGTGGGCCAGTTGGTCCGCTGGGCCGAGACGTATCACGGCGAGGGCGACGTCGAAGACAAGTCGGGCCCGTTCGCCGGGCCGCACGGCAGCTTCCCGGTCGGCACTCCGAAGGATCTCAACGACGCCAAGTCGGTCTGCAACTTCCCGTCGGTGAAGGCCAAAAACCCCGGGGCCTGCAAGAGCGTTCAGAAGCGCACCAAACCCGCCAGCCGTCGGCAGGCCGCTCCGGATTACCTGCAGAAGGCCAATGACGCCTTGACCGGCTTGCTCAACCAGCGCGCCGAAGACTTCCAGTCGACCATCGCGCCGCTGCAGCAGGCGTTGCAGGTGGTGCAGCAGTCCCAGACCATCGAGCAGGCCCAGAACCCGATGGCCGTGCAGCCACCGGCGGGCACTGTCAACGTGTTGCCGGATCAGCCTCAGATGCCAGGTGCCGAGATGGGCGCAGGCGGTGGCTCGCCAGCTGACCAGTCAGCTCCTCCACCGGCGGCCGGTGATATGGGTATGGGAGGCCCCCCGCAGATGGCAGCCAATCGCCGGGCGGGTGGTTACCCAAAAGGCCAACCCGCGAGGGGGCGGGGGTAGTCGAGCGGTTCAAGAACTACCTGACCAAGCGCCCCGGCCTGGCGCGCGGTGACGAAGGGGACATCGAGGATTTCGAGAGGCAGGATGCTCCCGAGGCGGGCCTCGGGCAGCGATCCAAGAGCCTGCTCAAGCAGGAGTTCGGACTCCAATCCGACCGGATCGCCGCCTACCGGCAGGCGTGCCAGGTGTTCGGATGGGATCTGGTCAACGCCAGTCGCCAGGCGCTGCGCAAAGAGGCCCCCAACTCCAATCCCGACTCCCACCGGCTGCACGGTCCGTTCGCCGGATTTTCTGACTGGGAAGACTGCACCTCCCAGCACTCTGACGCGAGTGACCCCGACGCGTACTGCGGCAAGATCTACCACCAGGTCTGGAAGGGCAGGGAGCGCAAAGGCGAGCCGCTGTCCAACTTCCAGGACAAGGAAAGCTCTCGCAAACATGGGTGGACCGGGTGGGGTCCCAGCCAGGTGAAAAGCCATCCCAAGGTGGCTGGGTGGGATTGGAACAACTACCTGGAAGCCTATGAGCGCCCCACCCCGGGCCGGTTCGCCTGTTCTTGCGGCGAGGAGCATGACATGCCCGGTCACCATGAATGCAAATGCGGTCGGCTCTGGAACGGATACGTCATCGGGACCGGCGGCTCCAACCATGAAGCGGCTGCCGAGAAGTATCTGGTGCGCGAGATCATGACGCGTCCGGACATGATCGTGGCCAGTATCACCGCGCGTCCCAGGCACGAGGCCGCTGGTGATCACGAGGCCACCGAGGACGACTGGCCCACCGAGCACCACCCGAAGACGCCCAACAAGGAGCACAAGATCCCGGGCGACTGGGCTTACCGCAGCCCCAAGGGCCGCTACGGTCCGCACCCGATGCCCCGGCGGCCGAGCCCGCAAACCCAACCAGCGCAGCTATGATCTCGACGGTTTGCTGGGGATGCAAGCGGCTGGCCGAGATAGTTCACACCGACCACCTCGGATTCGGCTATTGCGTCGACTGCGCTCCGCCACCCCGTGAGATTGAGGCCATTGAGTTCTTGTTGGCCACCCCGCCCTTCGAGAAAGGGGACCGGGTGGAGTGCCGCACCGGCGCCGAGATCTACGACGGCGTCGGCACCGTCGAGGACATGACCTTCGACTTCGAGCACGGCGGCTCCCTCGTCTACCCCGCGTTCCTGGTGAAGATCGACGAACCAGCCAACGAGTACAGCCCGGCCGAGGCGTGGTACACCGAGGTCTGCCTGACCAAGGTGGGTAAGAAGTGACCGCGCCGGGAGGCGGACGGTTCTGGGTCGGCAACGCCGACCAGGAGCTGCGGCGGCTGCGTGCGATGGGCGCCACGCTGCCGACGTCGGCGCCGCAGGCCCGGCTGGAAGCCCGGCGGATGTCCGACACCGTCACCCGAGGCTCACTGGTCGACAACACCAACCGGATGATGGCGGGCGACTTCCGGCGTCGCCGGATGGCCAGCCTGCGCACCGGCGCCAATGTCCAGCTGGCGATGCCCAAGCTGCGCACCCCGCTGGGATCCCTGGAAGACAAGAACGTCCCGTTCAACATCGAGGATCGTAAGGAGCGCGCTGAGTGTCGCAGGTGGGCTCGGGCTTTCTACATCACCCACGACTTGGTCCCGCTGCTGGTCGACATTTACGCGCGGTTCCCCTTGGTGGGTTTGGAGTTTCGTAGCACCGACCCGCTGATCGAGAAGTTCTACACACAGATGTTCATGGAGGAGCTGGACTACGAGAACTTCCTGCCCGACTGCCTGGGCCGTGAGTACTACATCGCCGGTGAGGTCACTGCGCTAGCGCACTTCAACGAGTCACTGGGGGTGTGGTCGAGCGAGGAGATCCTCAACCCCGATTTCGTGCGGGTGTCGAAGAGCCCCTTCGTCCAGGAGGAGCGCGTCCAGTTAATGGTCAAAGACCTCGTCGAGAGTCTGCGTGACGGGCCGATGGGCATGGGTGTGGAGGAGGAGACGCGCTCCGAGCGCGAGGAGCGGCTCTACGAGTACCGCCAGCTGGTGCACTACTACCCCGAGATCATCCGCGCCGCCCAGCAGGAGGATGGGCTGGACATCAGCCCGGCCAAGTGGAGCCGCATCGTCAACCGTAGTGCCCCCTGGCACGACTACGGCACGCCGCCGCTGCTGCGCAGCTTCCGCACCCTGATGATGGAGGAGAGCCTCAACGCCGCCCAGGACGCCGTGGCGGACCGCTTGTACTCCCCGATGATCGTGGCCACCTTGGGCCTGGAAAACATGGGCGACGGGCTGCCGTGGATCCCCAGCCAGACCGACCTGGACGACCTGCGCGACGACATGCAGAACGCGTTGATGGCCGATTTCAAACTGATCTGCCACCACATGGGTCTGAACATCGAGAATGTCTTCGGCCGCGAGAGCGTCCCGCGCTTCGACCAGGACTACGAGCGCATCGACCTGAAGTTGATGCAAGCCTGGGGGATTGGCTCGGCGTTGATCATGGGCGGCACGGCGGCCGCTGGGACCTATGCCAGCTCCGCGCTCAACCGTGAGGTGTGCGAGCTGCTGATGAAGTCCTTTCAGAAGAAGGTCATCAGGCACATTTCGGGCCGCATGGAGGTCATCGCGGAGGCCCAGCAGCACTATGCCTACGAGAAGAAAGGCGGCTACCGGCGCCCGCTGTATCGCGAGGTGGTGCAGTTCAACGAGGAGACGGGCGAGGAAGAGATTGTCCGCGTGCCCCAGCTGCTGACCCCCGACGTCGAATTCCGCACCCTGAACCTGCGCGACGAGGCCCAGGAGCGTCAGTTCATGATGATGCTCAAGCAGGCCGGGGTGCCGATCTCCGACAAGAGTTTGGCGATCAACATTCCGATCGATTTCGAGCAGGAGCTGCCGCGCGGCGCCGACGAGACGGTGGACAAGCTGGTGGCCGCTGCCGAGGCGATGGGCAAGGCCCAGGAGATCATCGACGACAAGGGCCTGCCCTACCCAGCCGAGCTGGCCCAGTACCTGATGGCCACGCTGACTCTGCGCCAGGGCCTGGCGCAGACCAAGATGATGGAAGGCCAAGAGCAGCAGCTGGATCAGATGGCAGCTCAGCAGGGCGCTGCCGGGGCGATGGGTGCGCTGCCTGGTGTCCCACC